GAACGACTATTGCGATCTAAGGCTCAAAGGGGTTCATGTCGCACCGTCGGGCAACCCAACGAGCGTCAAGAATGCGATTGCTGGCACTAGATTTGCATCGATTTTGATTACGGGGCCATAACTGGCGCGTACGAACGAACGCGGCGGAACCGCTCTGGTCCGCAGGTCCAATTGATAAATAACAGTCGCTAATTTTTCAGCCACGATCAACCGCAAGCGGAAATAAGAAAGAAAGCAGCCGACCAGTAGCTGACGGCTTCTTTAGACGAACTGGAACCTGATTTGCCCACCGCCCGCGAAACCGTCCTCGCCGCGCTGCATGCGCGGCTCCTTTCGCTTGCCGCCCTCACCCTGCGTGACGAGGTGCTGCCCGAGCGGATCCCGGCAACCAGTTTGATCATCCTGCGCGATGGCCAGCCCGGTGAGCCGGAAGTCACGCTCTCGCCGCTGCGCTACCATTACCAGCATCGCGCTGAGTTGGAGGTGGTCGTCCAGGCCCCGAATGGTCGGGCCAACGCCTTCGACACCCTGATTGCCAGTATTGGCACCGCTCTAGAAGCCGACCGCACGCTGGGCGGCCTTTGCGACTGGGTCGAACCCGAAGCACCAGCCTCCGTCGACCTGCCCATCGAGGGCGCGGCGGCGCTGAAGGCTGCGGTGATCACCGTCGTGTTGCACTACACCACCACCGGCCCGCTGGCCTGACACCCCCACCATAAAAGGAGATCCCCATGGCACGTGCGCAAGGCGCGCGGGCGCAGATGGCGCTTGCGTATGAGACAGTTTACGGCACCCCGCCGGTGAGTGGGTTCCGGCTGATGCCCTTCGCCCGGGCAACATTGGGATCGGAGCAGCCCCTGCTGGAATCCGAGCTTCTGGGTTATGGGCGCGATCCTCTCGCCCCGATCAAAGATGCGGTGACCGCCGACGGCGAGGTGGTCATCCCCATCGACGTGGAGGCTTTGGGCTATTGGCTGAAGGCTGCTTTTGGGCAGCCCACCACCAGTGGCACCACACCCAAGACCCATACCTTCCAGTCGGGCAACTGGACCCTGCCCAGCATGTCAATTGAGACCGCAATGCCAGAGGTGCCCCGCTTCGCGATGTATTCCGGCTGTGTGCTGGACCAGCTGTCGTGGCAGATGCAGCGGTCTGGCTTGTTGACTGCGACCGCGCGTTTGGTGGCGCAGGGCGAAACTATCGCCGCCACCACTGCAGCTGGCACACCAACCGCGCTGGGCCTGCAGCGTTTCGGCCATTTCAATGGCACCGTAAAACGCAACGGCACGGCGCTGGGCAACGTCGTCTCGGCCGAAATCACCTATTCCAACAACCTCGACCGGATCGAAACCATCCGCGGCGACGGTCGTATCGATGGGGCCGACCCGACCATGGCAGCCCTGACGGGTCGGATAGAGGTGCGGTTTTCCGACACGACGCTGGTGACCCAAGCCATCGATGGCAGCCCTTGCGAGTTGGAATTCAACTATAGCCTTGGGGCCAACGCGAGTTTCACCTTCACCGCGCACGCCGTCTACCTGCCCCGCCCGCGAATTGAGATCGCCGGGCCCCAAGGCGTGCAGGCCAGCTTCGATTGGCAGGCAGCAAAGGCCACCAGCCCCGCCCGCATGTGTACCACCGTCCTCATCAACAGCATTGAGAGTTATTGAACATGATCCGTCTGAACATGACCGCCACGCCGCAATGGCTTGCATTGGCCCCTGGCCTGCGCCTGCTCGTCGCCCCGCTCACCACCGCTTTGATGGTTTCGGCCCGAGCCGATCCGGCCATCGAAGCCATGCCCGAGGGTGCCACCCAAGAGGGACTGGCCCTCGCCATGGCGAAAGCCGTCGCTCGCAGGGCGGTCTTGGATTGGGAATGTGTCGGCGATGACGCGGGCAATATCGTAACAGTGACACCCGAAGGCATCGACGCCCTCTTGGAAATTTGGCCGGTCTTCGAGGCGTTCCAGACCCAATACGTTGCACGCGGCTTGATCCTGGACGCGGAAAAAAACGTCTCCGCGCCCTCGCCGAGTGGTCCTTCGGCGGGGGCGACCGGTATTGCGTCGCCTGCGCGGGGCCGTGCCCGGACTGCCCCGCAAAACTGAACAGGCCGCAGACACCAGAGGGTTAGCAGGTCTGGGATCTCGTCGGTCGCCTTGGTGGCCAGCTGAGGGTGATCCCCGGCGCTGTTTTGGGCTGGGACATCGGTGCAGCCCTCTCTCTCGCTGCTGCGCTGGGCATCGACACCCTAATCGCCGCTGAACTGCTACCGGAAATCGAGGCCGTGATGGTGCGCAAACTAAACGAGCAAATCGGAGAGAACCATGGCTGAGAAAAGGGTCAGCGTTCGGCTCGTCGCCGAAGGCGGCCGCCAAGTGCGCGCCGAGCTGGAAGGGATCGGCGATGCCGGTGCGCGCGGCTTTGGCCGTCTGTCCTCCGAGATGGAACTGGCCAATGCCCGTCTTGGCAGCTTTGCCCGCAAGGCCGGGATCGCGCTGGCGGCAGTGACCTTCGCTGCGGCGGCGGCTGGCGTGGCCATGATCCGCTCGGGTCTGTCGAATGTCGATGCGCAGGCAAAGCTGGCACAATCGATGCGGACCACGGTCGAGAGCGTGCAAACCCTGACATGGGCCGGGGAACTGGCGGGCGTGTCGATGGGTGAGATCGAGCAGGCCACCAAGAAACTGACCACCCGACTGTCCGAGGCCGCGACAGGATCAGGATCCGCCGTGGGAGCGCTGCAACGCTTGAACCTCACGGCGGCGCAATTGCAGGCATTGCCCCTCGACCAGCGCATCATCGCCATTCAAGAGGCGCTGAACCAGTTTGTGCCCGAAGCAGAGCGGGCGGCAGTGGCGTCGGACCTCTTTGGCGACAAGGCAGCTCTCGCGTTTCTGCGGATTGATTCCGCCACGTTGCGGGAAGCGGCACAGGATGTGCGCGACTTCGGTGTGGCTGTCAGTGCCAGCGATGCATCCCAGATTGAACGCACTGGCGATGCCATCGCACGGCTCAGCCTGATTTGGATCGGTCTGACCAACCGCCTGACGGTCGCCGCCGCCCCCGCGCTGGAAGCTGTAGCCAATGCGCTGGCAGACATGGCGCGCAGTACCGGCCCGATTGGCATCGCGATCACGACGCTTTTCGATAACATCGGTCGCCTGACCACGTATGCCGCGACCTTTGCTGCCCTCATGGCGGGGCGCTGGGTGGCGGGGTTGGCGGCAGCCGCCCTATCGGTGCGCGGCCTTGCCACTGGCCTTGTGTTCCTGCGCGGCGCTTTGATCCGCACTGGCATCGGTGCGCTGATCGTCGGCGCAGGCGAGTTGGTGTTTCAGTTCACTCGGCTCGTCGCGGGCGCTGGTGGGTTTGGGGCCGCGATTGGACTATTGAAGGATCTGGCCTTCGAAGTCTGGGACCGCATCGGTCTAGGCGCGGCGTCAGCCTGGTCGAAGATCGAGGCCAGTTGGGCCGGGCTACAGGCGACCGTCTATCTGGCGATGCAGTCCTCTGTTGAAGCGGTGACCAGCTTTGGCAATTCTGCCGCTGGCATCTTCAAGGGCGCCTATGATGCGGTGAAGGCAATCTGGGGCCAACTGCCATCGGCCATCGGCGACTTCGCCTTCCAAGCCGCCAACGGCCTGATCAGCGGTGTCGAGGCGATGCTGAACGGCGTTGTCACCCGGATCAACAACTTCATCAATGGCTTGAATGCCGCGCTGGACCTGCTGCCCGACTGGGCCGTCGGCGAAGGTGGCGTCAAGATCGGCACGCTGGACCCTGTGGCGCTGGGCCGGATCGACAATCCCTTCGAAGGATCCGCAGCAGCTGCCGGAACCGCTGCCGCCAAAGCCTTCTCGGCCGCAATGGCGCAGACCTATGTCACAACCCCCGACCTAGGCCTGACCGGGATGGCGGAGGACGCAACATTCAGGGCCGAGGCATATCGCGAGGCCTCGGGCATGCTGGCCGATGCAGCCACCCGCCCAATGCAAAGCTGGCAAGCGCTGAAAGACGCTGTTGCGGGCGCAGGCACAGAGGGCGAAGCGGCGCTGAACGGGGCGACGGATGCTGCAGACCGGCTGGACGAGTCAGTGACCGAGGCCGGGCGCGCCGCAGGTGGCGCTGGGGCAGCTGCTGCGGCTGGGGCCGAAGTGGCCAAGACTGGATGGAAGGCGGCGGTTGCGACCCTCGCCGATTATGCCGCCAAGGCACGCGACATCGGGGGTGATATTGGCAACGCGCTGGTCGCGGCGTTCACCTCGGCTGAAAACGCTGTGGGTGAGTTCGTGAAAACCGGGAAGCTAGATTTCCGCGATCTGGTCACATCGATGATCTGGTCAAACTGGCGGCGCGGCGCTTCATCCTCGGGCCGATTGCCAACGCGCTTTCTGGTGCGCTGAGCGGTGCGGGTGGTCTGTTCGCGAACATCCTGCATGCCGGTGCTGTGGTCGGATCGCCGGGCCCCGGCCGCATGGTGCCCGCCATGGCATTCGCCAATGCCCCACGGATGCATGCGGGCGGTTGGGCCGGGATTAAACCTGACGAAGTTCCTGCCATTCTGCAACGGGGCGAGCGGGTGCTGTCACGTCGGGAAGCGGCGGGCTACGGGCAAACCAGCACCGTGCCATCGGTAAATGTCACCATCATGTCGCGTGATCATGTCGCGTGATGCCGAAAGCTTCCGGCAATCGCGCACGCAGGTCGCGGCCGACATTGGCTGCCCGGCGATTGACCGAGGCACCAATCAGCCCAACGTGTTCTTCGATCCGAAGTCCTCGGAAAGCTTCACGCCGTATTTCTCACGCGGCTGGCGCGACGATGCGATCCAGCGCGCCTATATCGAGGCGACGTACCTTTTTTGGGGCGTATCGGCGAACAACCCGATCTCGGGCATGACCGGCGCGCGGATGGTCACCGTGCCGGAATGTGCCGCATGGACCTGGGATGCGCGGCCCTATCCGTTTTTTCCCGAACTGACCACTGTCTGGACCGACGGCCCAAATTGGCGACGCGGCCACTGGCTTACGGGGCGGTTGGGCGCGGTGTCTTTGGCTGCGCTCGTGCGCCACCTTTGCCTGCGCGCCGGAATGCCGGAGGCTCAAATCGACGTTTCCGGACTGTGGGGTGCAATCGAGGGCTATGTGATCTCCGCACTAGAAGCCCCGCGCGCCTCGATTTCCACACTGGCCCGGCATTTCGGGTTCGATGCCATTGAGAGCGAGGGGCGCATCAAGTTCCTGATGCGCGGCCGCATTGCCGGTCTCACCATCACGCCTGACAACATGGTCGCACCATCATCGCCACAGGGCGATGTGATGGAACTGACCCGCGCGCAGGAAACCGAACTGCCGCAGGCCCTGAAATGGCAGGTCGCGCGCGCGGATGAGGATTATGACGCGGCCCAAGTCGAAGCGCGGCGGATCACCGTCGACACCACGAGGATCGCCTCAGAGGCATTTCCAATGGCAGTGCCGCCAGAGGAAGCTGAACGCCGCTGCCGCCGAGCGCTCATGGAGGCGTGGGTCGGGCGCGAAAGCGCGGTGTTCCGCCTGCCACCCTCGCGTCTGGCGCTGGACCCGTGCGACGTGATCCTGCTCGACCATGATGGCCGCCTGACAGAAATGCGGCTGGTCTCGATTGCTGACTCCGATTTGCGCAGCATCGACGCCGTGCGTCAGGACCGTGCCGTATACGACTTGCCACCCGGCGATCCACGCCCGGCCTCGCTCTCGACGCCCATGGTATTTGGCACGCCCGATGTGATCCTGCTGGACCTGCCGCAACTTCGCGAGGATCAGCCTGCACATCGGCCCCTCGTTGCAGCCCATGCCAAACCATGGCCAGGCGAAATGGCGGTGTATCGCAGCGCCGCAACAGATGGTTTTGCCTTGCTGACCACCTTTGGTGGCCGCGCTCGGATCGGCGTTCTAGCGGAAAGCTTCTATTCGGGGCCGGTGTCGCGTTTTGATCTTGGCAATGCGCTGGTCATCGATCTCTTCTCTGGCACGCTGGAAAGCGTCACCGACATTGCGCTCTTGGGCGGGGCCAATGCGCTGGCGGTAGAAACCGATCCCGGGCAATGGGAAATCGTCCAAGCGGGCAATGCCGAACTGATCGCGCCGGGGCGCTATCGCCTGACCCGGCTGCTGCGAGGTCAGCGCGGAACCGAAGGAGCGATGGTCAGCATTGTCCCGACCGGCGCGCGCCTTGTCGTGCTTGATGCAACCTTGGCATCGCTGCCCATCGCTGAAGCTGATCTTGGCATACCATGGAACTGGCGGATCGGCCCGGCCTCAAAGCCGGTCAGCGATGAAACCTTTGTCGCGGCCACATTCACACCTGAGGGCGCTGGGCTGCGACCCTTCTCGGTCGCCCATGTTGAGCAGCCGTGGCGCAGCGCGCGCAGCCCGGGCGATTTGACGATCCGCTGGACACGCCGGTCTCGGTCGTTGGCGGCTGATAATTGGGGCATGGGCGATGTGCCCTTGGCAGAGGACAGTGAAGCCTATTGGGTCGACATTCTGGACGGGTCAGTTGTCAAGCGATCCTTGACGACTGCCACGACCAGCGTCCTTTACAGCGCGGCCCACCAGACCGCCGATTGGGGCGCTCCTCTCGGGCCCGGCCAAACCCTTTCCATTCGCATCTTCCAGCTTTCGGCACTGATCGGCCGGGGCGCTGGGCGATCAGTCACCCTAACCATCTGAAAGCAGGATCATGTCCGACATCACCACCCATCTCCTGATGCCATATATCCTGGCATCTCAGGCACAAAAGCATGTCACCCACAACGAAGCGCTGCGGCTGCTAGACGCGATGGTGCAATTGTCGGTCCTCGACCGCAGCCGCACCGCACCGCCTGCATCTCCCGCAGATGGCGACCGTCACATCGTGGCCTCTGGGGCCTCAGGTCTCTGGGCTGGCTGGGACTTGAACGTGGCGTTCTGGGCCGATGGCGTCTGGATGCGCCTCGTCCCGCGCCCGGGCTGGCTGGCGTGGATTGCCGATGAAGCCGCCGTTTGTGGTCTGGGACGGGTCAGCTTGGGATCCGGTTGGTGTGCCTCAGGATGTATCGGACGCGATTTTTAGCTTGGTGAACGCCATCGATCCGACCAAGAGGGCGGTGTTTTCATTGTCTGGCATCAGCACGGCCACAACACGCAATTTTATCCTGCCCAACACATCATCGGAACTTGCGATCCTCGCAGGGACCCAAACTTTCAGCGGCAACAAGACGTTTTCGGGTACGCTGACGGCATCAGGGGCAGTTTCCGTTACGGGAACAATGACAGCCTCTGGCACAGTAACGGTCTCGGCGGCGGCGGCATCGATCGGTACAGCCATCACCGCTGCGACGTATGGTATGGGCACGGGGGTCAATCCGACTGGTGTGACCAAGACGCTAAACCTCGGCACCGGCGGCGCATCTGGATCGGCCACCGTCGTCAATATAGGGTCACCACTTCGCCCCATCTACCCATTTCCCTTTTCGATATCTGCGATCCGAGATTTCAGCCGCGCTGACATGATCACGTCCGTAGCGGCATTGGCCGCGAGCCTCTGGAGTTCGCGCAGCACAGCG